GTTATTGATCCATATCTAAAACAAATTCCAGCACCGCCTCCGGCTGTAGTAGCTACAAAGCCGGAAGCTCCAAAAGCAAAACAAGATGATACTAAATAGTATTATCCTAAAACAGCGGCCTTTTTGGCATTCATCCCGCTATACAAATTCTGCAAGCCTATGCTAAAATTTAACATAGGAGAAAAAGCATGAGCGACGATTTTAACGCAGTATTCAAACCAGAGTACAAAGCAAGACAGTACAAGTATACAAGTACCAAAGAGTATCACGATGCATTTCCATGTGCATATCGTCAGTGGCGAGCTGACAGTCATTGTAATCTAAATCATGGCTATTCATTTAGTATGAAATTTTACTTTGGCACAGACACACTAGATGTACGTAACTGGGCCGCAGACTACGGTGGCTTAAAAGATCTTAAATTAATACTAGAAGATCAATTTGATCATACAACACTAGTAGCTGAAGACGATCCAGAATTAGAATTCTATAAAGAAATGGAACGTCGCAAGTTGGCCAAACTAACTATTCTTCCAGCATTAGGTTGTGAAGCATTAGCAGACATGCTTTACAAGTTTGTAAATGGTGTTTATATCCCAGACCATTGGGGACCAGGCGAAGCCGAACGCTTATGGTGCTATCGTGTTGAAGTACGTGAAACACAATCAAATATGGCTTTCCGCGAAGGTCACAGGGAATGGAATGAAAACCTACTCGACTAAAATTGAAGAGATCCTAGACATACTGCAAGAAGAATGTGCAGAGGTAATTGTTGCTATTAGTAAAATCCGTCGTTTTGGTATAGATAACTCATACAAAGATGGCGGAACACAGCGTGAACATTTGACACAGGAACTAGGAGATGTTACACTACTAGTCGAACTATTACAAGCGCACGGTGTATTCACTGAACAACAACTCAGAGATGCACAGCGTCGTAAAGCAATCAAACTAACTCAATGGTCAAAAATTTATGAGCAAGATTAAAGTAGCAGAACTATTTTATAGTATCCAAGGCGAAGGACGTTATATGGGCGTTCCTTCTGTTTTCTTACGTACATTTGGTTGTAACTTCAAATGTGCTGGCTTTGGTATGCCTAGGGGTGAACTAAGCGAAGAAGCAAATGAAATTGCTGAAGTAGCTCATATGTTTAACAAGTATGAGGCCTTACCATTGGTAAGTACAGGTTGTGACAGTTATGCCAGTTGGCATCCTGACTTCAAGGATCTAAGTCCTTTGGTTACTAGTGATGCTATTGTAGATCGCATTATGGAAATTCTTCCGCATGGTGAATGGCGTGATGAGCATTTGGTTATTACAGGTGGTGAGCCGTTACTAGGATGGCAACGTGCATATCCAGACTTGTTAGATCATCCTCGTATGCAAAGTCTTAAAGAAATTACATTTGAAACAAACGGCACTCAAAGAATCTCAGATGACTTCAAGCGTTATTTGTTTAAGTGGAAGAACCAAAACAAAGAACGTGAAATTACATTTAGTGTAAGTGCCAAACTACCATGTAGCGGTGAAGCCTGGGAAGATGCTATACAACCTAAGATTGTTACTGAATACGAATGGTATGGTACTGCATATCTTAAGTTTGTTATTGCCACAGAAGAAGATTTCAAAGACGCAGAATGTGCCATTGGCGCTTATCGTGAAGATGGTTTTAGTGGACATGTTTATCTAATGCCGGTAGGTGGAGTAGAAAGTGTTTATACACTAAACAATCGTCGTGTTGCTGAATTAGCAATGGCCAATGGATTACGCTACAGTGACAGACTACAAGTGCCACTGTTTAAGAATGAGTGGGGCACGTGATGGGAGCCGGGTATTATAATCCCGGTGTAGAAGCATACGATTACTTCTATGACCGCGCTGTTTGGCGTCGTAGGTTTTTATGGTGGCCTAAACGTAGTGCCATCTCGGGACGTTGGTTATGGTTACGCTATGCGTATGAGGGTACAGCAATGTACACAGGACCGGGAGATCCGGTATTTGAGTTTCGATATCACGAAACAAGCGAACATTTAATTTGGAGTTTATCGCAATGACACAAAATCAAGTAGCGTTAGCAGTAGGCGTATGGTTAGTATTAATGGTTATCTGTTATAGCCATAGTGGTTGGCGCAATATGCGTGACTGCTATGCTATGTGGTTTACACGGGAGTACTGGACTAGTTACAATACTGTAGAGTTTGTTAGTTGGATCGCTAAAGCCGTTATTATTATTCCGGGACTAATCTTTGGTATTCAGATATGGGAATTGTATTACCTAACACTATTAACCAGTGTAACACTTATTTGGGCTAGTCGTAAAAAAGCTCTACCTACTCTGGTTGGGTTTAATACTATGTGGGCTTGGTTAAGTTTAATGGTACTGGTACAACATTGGATTAAATGACAGATAAAAAGTCTAACTTAGCTGACGGAAGGTTAAGTTACGATTCCACATCAACCGGGGACTTGATTCCTTTCTTTAATAGGAATGTGAGTCCTTATCCTACGGAAGCAGGTGGTCCAAAGTTTGATCTTATACCTGTTACACAACAAAAAGATCTAATGATTAACCATGCTAGGATGTATGCCCAGCAAGAATACAATCGTATTATGGAATTGGTTACAGTATTGCAACGGCAAGCAGATGATATCAAACGTAGGCTAGACGTAACAGATGCAGTACATGCCGCCGAATATCAATTTCAGGTAGTAATGGGCCACTCGTATTGGTTAGTTTGGGATCAAAGAAAGAATAAAACAATTTTAACACACAATGGTCCTGCTGATTGGTCAACAGGGATTCCGGTTGACTACGAGTACATAACTCAAGTAAAATATATGGGAGACCATACATGGATGGAAATCAAGGAGAACAACAATGGCAACTAAAAAGCCGGTAGCAAAGAAAACTGTAGCGAAAAAACCCGTGGCAAAGAAAACGCCAGCTAAGAAAGCTCCTGTTAAAACAGAGGCAGTTAAAAAACCACGCACTAAGAAAATTGACTTTACAGGGATGACTCCACGTCAAGTTGCTGACGCTAAAGGAGAACCTTGGGTTAGTATTGTTAGTGTAGAACTAGATCCCGACAACATTGGTAATGGTGCATTTGAACTAGACTGGAACGAAAAGTTTATTACTAACTTGGTACGTGCTGGCTATAAAGGCAAGACTGATAGCGACATGGTAGATCAATGGTTCCAAGACGTATGTCGAAATGTTGTAGCAGAAAACTTTGAACAATGGGAAGCTAATCAACCTGTAGGCGATCGCCCACGTGTAATTAATCGTCAAGATCTTGGCAATGGAAGAACTGAAGTATCGTGATAGTATATGTAAATGGTGACAGTCATAGTGCTGGCGCCGAAGTAGCTAATCCTTATTGCTTTGCTGAGGATGATCCACTATATTGGGGACTAGGTCGCAAGCCGCACCCCGACAACGAACGTGCCAGCTATGGCTGTTTATTAGCCAATCATTTATTTGCCGTATTACATTGTGATGCAGAATCTGCCAGTAGCAATGATCGCATTATTCGTACCACTAGGGAATATCTCGCAACTATGGACAAGCCTGATATTGTCATTATTGGCTGGGCTACGTGGGAACGAGAAGAGTGGCTACACGAAGGTAAATATTATCAAGTAACAGCCAGCGGAAGTGATACTGTTCCACCTGAGCTTGAAACACGTTACAAAGAGTGGGTTGTCAAACAAGCTGAATCCAACGTTATTAATCAGCGTACCATCGATGCACACACTACAATATATAATTTTCACAAAGAATTAGAAAGTCAAGAAGTCAAACATATCTTCTTTAGTACATTTCATAGTTTTGCCAATATTAAAAATCTACAACACTTAGGCACCAAAGAACAAGATTGGGGTTCTAGTTATATCAAGCCCTACGATGATTCAATGACATATTACAACTTTTTAATTAATCGTGGTTATCCAACAGCAACACCCAACAGTTATCATTTGGGCGCACAAGGTCACGAAGCCTGGGCAAATTATCTATTGCCGTTAGTCCAAAATAAAATTGGTTAGTCCAAAAGACTTGACCATTTAATCATTATATGCTATTATTACCACATGAGATATCTAATTGTTGACACCGCTAATACCTTTTTCCGTGCTCGTCACTCTGCTCATCGTCAAGCAGATACGTGGGACAAATTAGGCTTTGCCCTTCATGTTACCCTGGCTAGTGTAAACAAAGCCTGGCGTGAACAAAAGGCCGATCATGTTGTTTTCTGTTTGGAGGGGCGCAGTTGGCGCAAAGATTTTTATGAGCCGTACAAAAAAAATCGTGCAGTTGCCCGTGCCACACTCACAGAAAAAGAAGCCGAAGAAGATCGATTATTTTGGGAAACTTTTGACGCTCTCAAAACCTTCCTCAGCGAAAAGACAAATTGTACTGTTCTCAGGCACGAGCACTTGGAAGCAGATGACCTGGTGGCAGGATGGATCCAGAGTCACCCTGAGGATCACCACACCATTGTAAGTAGCGACACAGACTTTCACCAGCTACTTGCAGACAATGTAAATCAATATAACGGAATTGCAGATGAGCTCCATACTACGCAAGGTATTTTCGACAAAAAAGGTAAAGCAGTCATCGATAAAAAAACTAAGGAGCCAAAAACAATTCCGGATCCTAAGTGGATTCTTTTCGAGAAGTGTATGCGAGGAGATGTCAGTGACAACGTTTTCTCAGCATACCCGGGGGTCAGAACGACTGGTAGTAAGAATAAAGTTGGTCTCAAAGAAGCGTTTGCCGACAAGGATTCAAAAGGTTTTGCGTGGAATAACCTAATGTTACAGCGTTGGACTGACCATAATGGTGCAGAACATCGTGTATTAGATGACTATCAGCGCAATGTAACCTTAGTAGATCTAACAGCACAGCCCGACGAAGTCAAGGTCAAGATTGCAGAAACTATTGCGGCTGGTAGCCAAGCACTTAATCGTCCTATGATTGGCGCACAGTTCTTGAAGTTCTGTGGCAAATATGACTTGGTCAAGATGAGCGAACAGGCTGATAGTTTTGTTAGATTTTTAGAAGCTAGCTACCCAGAAAAATGATCGTCATTGCTCAAATTGCATTGTTCTTTACCATTGGTATTGGTATCGGATTTTTTGGTGCTATGCTTGTAGCCGCTGTATTAGATTGGCGTCAAGCTCGCCGAGATAATAAGGACCGTGTATGGGCGGAATTAAAACGTACTAATTATGAAAGCCGTAGACCGGCGGCAAAATAAGGAAAATATTATGGATGGATTTATTCGTTGGTATCAGCGTTATTATACAGAAATTACTTGGTTTATCATTGGCTGGTTAGCCTTAGACATGATACACGAGTTCAGCCACGGCAATTGGGGCGGCGTAGCTTTTGATGCGGTATTGATTGCCCTTAACTATAAATTAAATCAACGATGACCACTCTCAAAGAACATCTGCTTATGTGGCCAGCACTGATAGTGTTGGCTTCAGCGTTATTTGGCTTGCTGTACGGTATTCATTCTGTGTTGCCGCGAGAAGCAGTTTACGATTGTAGTATTGCAGAAATTAGTCCAGATGTTCCTGTCAAGGTCAAAGAACTATGTAGACAAAAAAGGATGGCAAAATAATGTTAGATTGTTTAATCATGGGCGATAGCATCGCTTACGGCGTAAGTACCATTCGTACAGAATGTGTAGCTTATGTCAAATCAGGAATCAATAGCCACAACTGGCTAAATCAAAATGTCAGTAAGAGTCCGTATGTGGCCAAGACTGTTATTATCAGCCTAGGCACTAACGATCTCAAGGATGTAAAAACTGAAGAGGAATTACGTACCATACGTCAGTTGACCAAGGCCGATCGTGTGTACTGGATTATGCCCAGCATCAAGGTAGGTGTTATGCAGGCTGTAGCAACTGTGGCCAAGGAGTACGGTGATACAGTCTTGACAGGTGTCAAGCGAAGTCCGGATGGCATACATCCAACCATGGCCGGGTATAAAAAAATTGCAGAGGAAACCAAATGACCGAACTAATTGCCAAGCCCGTAGTAAAAAACAAAATGTGGATTGTTGAATCCTCAGGTACCAAGGTTGGTAATATTATGACCGTTGATGAAGGCGGTGTAGTTTACATACACGACGACCAACGTGAAATGTTTCCTAGTATCAAAATCTTGACTAAAAAATATAATATTGAATTTGTCAAAGCAGAAAAGCCCAAGAGAGAAAAACTAGATGTATATGATGTATATGGATTTCCTACTAACAGCCAACCGCACAATCAGGTATTGGATGTACAACGCTACCTTCCGATATATACAAAAGGTGCAAAGTCCAAAAGTTTCTTCTGTGCTGGTTACTACATTATTAAATTCTCCAGCACTTGGGTTCGTGCATACTGCCCTAAACTTATTACATTGAATCGTTACGAATATCAAGGTCCATTCAAAACTCAAGAACGTATGGTCGAATCAATGCGAGAAGCAAATGGACAATAATTATACCTTGCATATCAAGCAGTTCAATGACAAGGTCAGAGCCATGAATCAAAACAATGGCAAGGTATTGACCTTGAATGCACAAGAAGCTCGTAGTTTACACGCAGAAATTTACGATTTGATGTCCACGATTGCTTCTTTGTCTAAAGGTTCTGGCAATAATGACAGTAATATTACAGTTAGCATGGATGGTGGCGGATTTAAGTAAAGTACGCATATTATTGAGATAAATAAACTGTAGATCAAGGATAATGAAATGAGTCGACCAAAGCCAACTGTGTTATTGGACCACGTAAACAAAACAACTTATAAGAGTGAACAAGTATTAAGCTCTGAAGGTATTTGGGCGGTCTTCTACGATAATCAACCAATTAACTTAAAGACACACAATATTCTTGTGAGCTATCCTGGACCTAAGTACAAGAAGGTATCCTTTAGCAATCCTGGTCATGCAATTAACTTGGCCAAGAAACTAAATGTCTTATTCAAGACAGACAAGTTCACCGTGGTGTTGTTAAAAGCCGGTGATAAAATCTACCCATAAGCGTTATAGTCAACGCCAACTCACAGAAATATTTTGCTTGCAGGCCGGCGTACCAGTTGGCCAAACTACCGATATGCAACGTCGGTGGTGGAAAAATCCCACAGACCCTAGCAGTTTAAGATTAAGTTTAGCCGGACTACAGTTTGTCAAGGCCAACTTAAAATTACAAAGTTACGAATTTGAATTAAGCGACGAACTTACCAATCACAATCTATTACAACTAGAACGTTTATTCAAAGGCATGTACTATTTGCTTAAACGACAAAAAATAATAGTATTCGAAGAAGAAGAAGCCTTGATGTTGACATTACATGGAAATAACCTTAAAGGCTACTTAGACAGTTTAGAAACTGTGTTGTAAAAAGACGACAGACCAAAAAATCCCCAAAATAGTATACTTGTAACTAGAGTCTACTTTTGGGGAATTATTTTGAGTAATCGTGTCGCAATAATATTTGGTGTTGTTATCACAGCAATGTTTCTTCGTATTGATTACAAGACAGATGAAATCAACGGCCGTGTTGATCAACTTGAAGAAATTATTATCCGAACCAGTCATCGCATTACCTACACCAAGGCCGATGTTGACTGTCTTGCTAAGAACATTTATTATGAAGCCGGTTCAGAAAGTCGTGCTGGCAAATATGCTGTCGGTACTGTTACACTTAATCGACTACGAGCAGGACGTTGGGGCGATACCGTTTGTAAAGTAGTGTATGCTAAGGCACAATTTTCGTGGACTCTAAAAAAACGATTACATAAACCAGACCCCGGCCTTTATGAAGAATGTCGTGACATTGCCATTGCTACCCTACACGGTGATCGTGTTAAAGGGCTAGACCGTAGTTTGCTATATCACGCTGACTATATTAAAACTCCAAATTGGGCAGACCCTAGTCAAAAAGTTGGCCAAATTGGCGCTCATATCTTTTATAATCGTGGCAAAGGTAGTACAATTAATATATGACATTACAAGAACGATTAAAGACCTTTACTAAGGCTAACTATACCAAAGTTAAACGTAGTGCCGAAACGCACCGTGAAAGTTTGGTAATTGCTGTTCGCGAATTAGAACGTCTTAAGGAACTGTACAAGAGCCCGCACTCAGCACAGACTGCCAGACTCCTGCGTGACAGTATAGATCACTGGATTCGTCGCTATCACAATTATGTAATTGAAGGCGGGATTGGCGCACACTACAGTCAAATTGGTGTAGACTTAGATAACTGTATCTTTGAGCACGTTATACCTGCGGCTAAGGTACGCGATATGTATTTGCAAGATGTATTAAATGCAGTACAGACGCTTAATACCCCTACCTGCTTTATTAGTAAAGCAAATGATCAATTATTGCGTGAGCACAAGCGGGTAAGTAGTAGTCCCAACTACTGGCACTTTTTCCAACGCTATAATGTATTTGACAACGTGGAATTTTGGACTTATAATGGACAGGTAATCGACTGCAATACATGGACATTAGAAGATCACTTTGACTACTTCAAAAATATATGATAACCCAACTCAACGAGTGCATTAAACGAGATCTTCGTTTTCCCGACAGCACAGATATTCAACAGCGTGGTATTGCTGATAAATTAGAGGGCGCCTGCAATGAAATTATCCGGGCCAATTTTGCCAATGTTACACCACCACGTAGTCGTCGTAGCATAGAAGATATCAATGTTGAGGGCGCATACATTGATCACAAGTCAAGTGATGCGGCATTGGATTTTAAGATGCCCAACATGATCAGTATTGATCGACTTCGTAAACTAGACCGCGAACTAATTTATAACTTTATCATTTACGACAGCAACCAAAAGACAATCATTGACACCTTTGCATTAAATGTCTACGAGCTTAATTGGGATCATCTTAAAATACAGAACTTGGGTAAAGGGCAGTTGCAAATTACCAACATGGCTGAATTCTTAAAGAACCCACGTACTACAATGACCCGGGAAGAATGGCGAGCTCGCTTACAGCAAGAAGCAGTAAAATTCTACGAAAAATTGCTTAAAAAGACCGCAAAAAACATAGAACTTTGGCGGTAGACCCATAATTCCCAAAATGCTATAATTATGGCATGGAAACAAAAAAGCGCAAACGTCGTCAAGACAGCAATCATGCAGTATATTGTATTACTAATGTATTAACCGGAGAGTACTACATTGGTATTACAGTATGCTCGGGATCAATTAATCGTGCGCTAAAAGTCCGTTTTCAGAAGCACGTTCGCCGTGCAGTTACTGAAAACAAAGTGTGGGCTTTATGCAACAGTATCCGCGAATACGGAGCAGAAGCGCATACCATTGAATTCATTGAAAAAATCCGTGGTCGTAAGCCTGCTCATGCCCGTGAACGTGAGCTGATTTATGAGCTGAATCCAGCCCTAAATACCCACTGATTTTGGTTGTGCCATAATTCCCAAAATGCTATAATACTTGTATAGTAATTAAAAAGGAGCTAGAAAATGGAATTCAAAGTACATAAGGGTGATACAATCCGTGCATATGATTTTAAGCCAATGACAGGTCGTGAAGACTGTTTTATCGAAGGTCGTGTTATTGACACTCATAACACCGAGCAAGGTTATCAAGCATACAAAATTCTAGTTACCAAAGATTCATGGTCCGATGCAGAGTGCAAGGGTCGTGTTGGTATTGAGATGTTCGTTCCTTGGCGTGTGAGCTTTAACGAGTTTCCAGGCCGTGTGATGAATTTATCTAGATAAGTTGTGAAAAAACAACAGACAATTAAATGTCAATAATGTACAATGTAGTTTCAGTAGTTAATTTTTTAAGGAGCCTGTGATGAGTTCAACTGTTAGTGAAAATCGTACCGTAACGCCAAACGAAACTCGTAGTCGTTTGTTACGTGCATTCAAAGTAAAACGTCCCGTATTTTTGTGGGGTCCTCCTGGTGTTGGTAAGTCTGAGTTGGTTGCAGACTTAACTGAAGAGCTTGGTGGTTATTGCATCGACTTGCGTCTAGGTCAAATGGAGCCGACAGATTTGCGTGGTATCCCATTTTACAATAAAGACAATGGTAAGATGGATTGGGCTGAGCCTGTAGATTTGCCAACCCAAGAAATGGCAAAAGAGTATCCTGTAGTAACACTTTTCTTGGATGAGATGAACGTGGCGGCACCTGCGGTGCAAGCGGCGGCTTATCAGTTGATTTTGAATCGACGTTTAGGTAAGTATCACTTGCCAGACAATGTTGTAATTGTTGCCGCAGGTAACCGCGAAAGCGATAAAGGTGTTAGTTTCCGTATGCCAATGCCTTTGGCAAATCGTTTCGTTCACTTAGAAGTACGTGCTGACTATGACTCTTGGAACGAGTGGGCTGTTAAGAATCGTGTACATAAAGACGTAGTAGGTTATATTGGCTTTGCTAAGAATGACTTGATGGACTTTAACCCACGTTCTAGTTCACGTGCTTTTGCTACACCACGCTCATGGAGCTTCGTATCAGAATTCTTGTACGACCAAGATGCTACAGATGGCGAATTGAGCGACTTGATTGCTGGTACCATCGGTGACGGATTGGCTATTAAGTTTATGGCACACCGCAAGGTTGCCGGACAAATGCCCAACCCAACTGAGATCTTGGCCGGTAAGGTCAAGGAGTTGAAGGTTAAAGAAGTGTCCGCAATGTACTCGTTGACTGTATCCATGTGCTACGAATTGCAAGACGCCTATGCCAAACTTGGCAAGGACAAGATTGCAGACTGGCACGGTATGGCAGATAACTTCTTCCGCTTTATGATGGATAATTTTAGTACTGAGTTGGTTGTTATGGGTGCTCGTGTTGCGTTGACTACTTATAACTTGCCACTGGTGCCAGGCAAGCTCAAGAACTTTGACGAGTTCCACAAGCGATTTGGCAAGTACATTATCGCGGCAGGCGGTAAGTAAAAGGTTGCTGTCACAGGCAAGGAGGCGGCGAAAGCATAAGTCCTCCTTTTTTCTATTATGAATTATGACTTTTGCAACGATTTAGATGCACCTGAAATCTGTGTGATACTAGATGCAGGTTGGTGGCAGACTAACATGGCTTCTATCATTGAGTGGGGTGTTGCACGTTACTGGGGTGGTGATATGCTGTTCATAGATGCGCCAGCAGATCGTACTTATTTTATGTTAAGGTGGCCACAATGCTCTTAGAAGCAGTAATTTTAGCGGTAGGTATTGCAAGTGTGGCAAGTTATGAAACCACCGGCAAAGGCCTAGCCGACCATGCGATTAGCAAGGTAGCTGATAAAGATTGTAAAATAGCAAGGGTTGTACATAATGAACAAGTGTGCCAAACTGAACCACAAGGATCTGTTACCGTATCAGCGCCAAACCCTCCGGTGGCTAGCAATACTATTGCAAGGGCAAACGACGTATTTGCGGCAAGAGCAAGGCGGGCAAATGAAGGTCACTAAACTAGATCGTCGTCATAACTGTAATGGTATCATGAAATATCACGTTGAAACTACGATGGATACTTGGGGCAGTGACGTAAGGATTGAGCTTTTTAAGAAATGGCGAGCTTGGTGTTGGGAAGTGTTTGGCCCAGGTACAGAAACCAAATGGATTATAGTACATCCTATAGATGGCGGACCCGACGACAAATGTCGTATGGAATCAACAAGTCGTTGGGCTTGGCATACCGAGTACAACGAAATGCGCCTATATTTTAAGGATGACGAAACCCTTAGCGCATTCATGCTACAATGGGGTTAAAATTTGTTGCGAAAAAACAACAGACTATTAATTCCCAAAATGCTATAATATATACATAAGT